TCAAACAAATATTCAGCAAAGAATGGCACTGTTTGTCCATCAATGTGGCTGTAAACATTAAATTGCATAGCTGTTTTACCAGTGATGCGTATTGCCTCAACACGATGATACGCATTTGTTGCTTGAAACCCTTGTGGGGTAATAACTGTTTTCTTAAGTGCCATGATTTTTCCTTTTAAATTTCACTAATTCCAACTGACCAATTTTGAATGACAGTAGCAGTTGCTGTCCAATTGGTGTTGCTTGTGGAAACAAGCGCGGGTCTAATTACAGTAGCAGAAACAGAATAGTTTGCCGCACCGATATTTTGGCCTGCGCTATTGGAGAACGATCCAGTTTCGCCGCCAACGGTAGAATTTGCAACGGGTGTTCTTGGATATGGGTATCTGAATGTAATGCCAGCATTAATGGTGGATGTGGTTCCTGATGTTGCAGTCATGGAAACTATGCCTGATTGCTGCATCAGTCGTTGCGGAATGTTTTGATAGTAATTTCCCTGCGGCACATGGAGATAAGTACCAGTAGGAAAATTGCTGATGTTATCAACCACAATGGCTTGTGAATACGCAGCCCCACTGTTCACGTTGGTTCTGAGCACGCCACCCATTACATTTACATCAGCTTGGATACCATCAATGTAGATGTTGACATTGACAAGTGACCCATCGTTGACGACCTTCATAAAATCAGTACCAGCAGACAATGATGGTGCTTTGACGTAGCAATTTTCAACAATCAAACTGAGTGTTTCATTTGTTGACGAATTGATAGCACTGCTGTTTCCACCAACGTCAACTATGCCACGGCCATTTGCATTTGGATCGCCAGCAGTCAATAATTTACTATTACGAACGTACAGCATCCCACCCTTAATCTCGCCAGCGTAAATGACCGAGCCATTTAACTGTGCAGTGATAGCGCAATTATCGTAACCGTTATCCATGCCAGCCCAGCCAGCGCCATTGTAAATAGTGCAATCTTGGTAATAGCAATCTTGCATATTTCCGTGCATATCAGCAGAATACACACCTGATGTTATGTCATTGCTGATTGTTGCACCAATCACACGCATATCTCGGTTCGTGACAGCGCAGATGTAGTCACCCCCACCGATGGTGATGCCATGCCGCCTTGCGTAGTAATCGCCTCCAATGATACGAAATTTCTGCGAGTTGCTGAAAATGATACCGTAGTCATCTAGTGTGCCAGTGCCTTTGTTGTACATATAGCAGTTGGTAACTTCAGAGTTATAGCAACGGTCAAACTCAACGCCTTGATAGTTTTCGTTGTAGACAGAAACATTTTCCAATTTTGCTTGTTCGCAGAATTGAATTTTAAGCAAACCAAACGTATTTGCACCGCCAACCAATCGCAAGTTGCGGAAAGAAACCGCTTTGCTTTCTAACTTGTACACCGTTGTGGTTGCTGGTGTGTAGCTGTCGTACAAAGGGTTGGTTACGCCAACAGCCGAGCCAGCAACGCCCTTAACTTGACACCATTCGCCTTTGTAGTAGCTGGGCCTAATAGAAAGCCAAAGGTCTGTATCGTAGATGCAAAACACATCGTCAATTGCCAAAGATGGTGCAGATGCAAATGTTACGGTTAAATTGTATTTTGATGCAGATGCAATGTTTTGAATTTGCGTTAATGCACCAGATACTGTGATACAAGATGTACCAGTAATCGTGGCTGCACTAAAATCAAGAATGGATTTATCGTCATCCCCAAACATATTGAGATGGCCTGTTGTCGTAAGAGCAGATGATATTTTGTATGTCCCCGCTGGAACATAAATGGCCTGTCCAGTTGTGGCAACAGCAGTGATTGCAGCTTGGATAGCGGCAGCATCGTTTGTAGACCCATCACCAGTTGCGCCATAGTCCTTGACGTTTACTGGCGCACCAGTAATCATTGAGTAAGAAACTTTTGTCAAAGCCATTTTTATTCCTTAAACAGAATAAGTAAGTTGATAACCAAGCGTTCCAGAGGCTGCAACAGATGCAACAGTAATAAATTGAGTTGATACTGCACTACCAAAACAAGTAGGCGCTGCGTAAGTTGTATTTGGCGATGCAAAAATTCCAACAGATGTTCTTCCTACTGTTAACGTAAACCCGTCAAAATAACTAATTGAACCCGAACTTCCAGCGCCAACGCTACCCTCAATGGTAAACGGCAGATTTCCAAAAGCAACATTTCCAGAACCACCAGAAAAAGCAGACCAACTCATGTAAACAGTAACTGTAACAACTCTGCCAATTTTTGTGTAGACACCTCGTTGCAAACCGTAAGTAACTGATGGGTTAGTTGTTGTGCCTATCAGCGTAGGTGTCCAAGTACCTTCTTCGTAATCAGCAAACAACTCGCTTGTGCCTACGCCCGATGTGGCAGAAAAGTCGATGCCTTTGCCAGATGTGCTCATGACAAGGTTGCCTGTGGATAAGGAAACATCACCAGAAAGAGTAGGCGCAGCGGATAGAACTACATTGCCTGTCCCTGTGCTTGTCGTTACACCAGTGCCACCATTTACAACGGGTAGCACTCCAGTAATTTGACTGACGTTTACTAAATTTGTGACTGCTTTAAGCATTGCTTTCTCCTTAAACTAAAAATTCGATCACTGAATTGAATGGTGGTGCTTCTGAGAATGTCACATTACCTCCAGCGATTACGTAGGTATTTTGATTTTGATACACGCCGTTTATGTAAATCAGACTAGGAATAAATGAAACAGGAAAAATTGTTTGTGTTCCTGTCCCTGTTGCATTGACAAATAAATTCCCCGCAGAACCAGCAAAAGCGTTTCCGCTTAACGATGTATAGACAACGCTGCCTTTGGAGTCCAATACTTGAATGCTGTAATCAGTGTTTACATAAAAGCGTGATGGTGTGCCTAGATAAACTGGGTAACCGTTTAGTGTACGGATAGGCTGGACTGCTGGAATCGTTAGGGCTGAGTCCCAATAAACCGCGATAGGGTTGACCACGGGGTTTAGGTTGACCGCGCCAATCCAGATATAGCCATTCTCCAACGGCAAGCCATCAGCGCCAGCAAAGGCCGGATATGGAGGTTCAATTGAGAGTGCGGACATTTATTGATTCTCCTGTGTAGATTGTCGCTTAAGGCTGCACGGGTGGCAAGGCGTTAAGTGCGTCATTAATTTTAGCTTTTGTTTGACCATCTTTTCGCATCTTTGCAATTTGCCGAATACCAGCCAAAATAGGCAGCGGCAAACCTGTAGCCGCGCCTGTAATGCCTGCCTCTGCCATTGCAGCCATAAGCGTTCCAGCAGTCCCAGAACTGTTTATTAAAGTCCCAGGCGGCACAGTTGTGACGTATTTCACAACCTCATTTAAATCACGCATACGCTCGGCTTCTTTTTTGCCAAAAATAACATCAAGGCGGCCATTTTTATCAAGTTGCGATATGGTTTGATTTAACTTTGCAGGTGAAACTAACGGGCGACCTGCGCTGTCCGTTCCTACGCCGCCTGTAGATTGGTCACGGATATGTTGCACGGTGGCTGCTTGGAGCTCTTTAAACGCTTGCTGACCGTCTTTGCCGCTAGTTAGTAGGACTCTCTTTAGAAATGTAATCTCTTCGGGTGAACCGTTAATAATTGAACGCTGAAATACTTGGTCAACTGCAACTAATGGGTCTTGCATCCCTTTGCGGTTTTTAATAAGACGGGCAACGATTGCGCGGTTTTCAAACTTTCGAGCTTGTTCGGTGCGAAGCGCCCGTGCTTTTTTATAAAGTGGGCCTGATACTGGGTCGGTTTGAGCGTCTACTAATTTCTTTAGAATAGTTTCTTCGCGCATCCCAACGTTATCGTCAAACTTTGCTGTGCCGCTTAATTCTTTGCGAAATTCTTCCAACTTCCCAACGGTTGCGGGTTTTGCAATCAAATTGCCAGCATCATCGGCTTCTGCCAAATCCATTTTAATTAGAATTTGCCGCGCTGTATCAGGCACTACCGAAGAGGGTAAACCCGTAATTTTTCCGTTAATGTATCCAATCAAAGAGTTTGTTATTTCTTGGTCGCCTTTGCCAATGGTTACAACGGTGTTTGTGTCTACAACGGCTTGCGCTTCAGGTGACTTTTTAGCAGTTGTGAAGGCTACGTTTGTTTTGTTCTTGGCCGCTTGATAGCCTTGACCTAAAGAATTAACGACTGAGCTTCCTGTGGCTGTTGGGCCAGCAAATACCGCTTGGGCGCCAGTAGCATCAATAGCAGCATCAAAGTTTTGCAGAATTTGAAGGTTATTTTCTTCGGCACGACTGCGAAGTGGAGCGCCAAATTCACCTTTGATTTGTTCTTTTTCAAATGCTAACTGTCCAGCGTCTCGCTCTGCTGCGCCTTTAGTAAGGGTAACAGGCACTCTAAGATTTTCAGCAGTAGTTACCCGTTGCAATGCCTCTGGGGTAGCGGCTGACCCAACCGAAGCCCTTGCCCCTGCTGTTGCAGGTGTTGTCTCCATCCCAAAAGTCTCGCGCACGGCTGTATTTGCCGCTTGTACGGGCCTTGCAATGGCTTGGCCTGTTGTCTTAGCAGCTTGCTGAACGGCTGATGCGCCTCTTTGTGCCGTAGCTTGGGCTATTGGGGCTGCGCTGCGAGTTGCCTGTAAGATTGCATTGGGTGCTGCAATCATTGGCAAAACTGGCGGTAAGTTGCTTAGAACCCTGCCCACAGATTGGATTTGATCTTGGCCAGCTTGGCCTCTAGGCTGATAGGTGAGTGCCTGTGCGCCTGCGGCTGCGGCTTGCTCTACGGCTTTGGCTGCTTGGGGAGTTCCAAACTCACCCGATAGAATTTGTTGTGACAATCCTGCAAGAGTGCCGCCAATTGTCCCAATAGTACCGCCCGTTGCGCCAGTTGCCAAAGTAAGCGCAGTTTCTCCCGCCCCTACAATTTGATCGCCAATTGTAGGCTTTTGCGGTGTAGGTGCAATTTGTTGCTGCGTGACTGCCGTAGTCTCTTCTGACTTTGCTAATTGGTAAGCCTGCGCTACCGTGTCAAATTCAGGCGTTCCACGTTTAGCAGAATTTTGAACAATCCAAGCTGCGTATTCGTCTGCCGATGCCATTTATTTGCCTCCGCGCAAAATTGCGTCTGCTTGCGAGCGAACGTTTACGGGCGCGGCTGCGGGTGCAGGTGTTTGATTTGTTGGTATTTTTGCAAAATCAGCCTGTCGTTTTTCTTCTGCTATTTGATCTGGAGAACGATACTTTTTTCCAACATCGGTAACAATGCGTTGTGATAGGTCGTTAAATGATTCACCAGGCTTTGCGGCAAAATCCCCAGCAATGAAAGTGCCTTTTGCGCGTGTAAGTGTGCCGTTGTTTTGTGCAAGCCAATCTGTTTTAGCGTTTGCCACCGATGAATCAATGTCTTGAAGTTTTGCCATTCCACGTAAAAACCTAGCCATTGTTCCTGCGTCTGCATTTTCAGGCGGGATGCCTTTTAATGCTAGTTCAATGTCTTTATCAGTGGCTACGCCAGGGGGCAATGATTTAATGGCCGCAGAATTACGAATGCGCGTGTATTCTTGGCGCAATTCGGTTAACGGGCTTTGTGAGCCTGTGTTTTTCCGCATATAGTCTGCAAAACTTGTTGCCGCACCAAAACCTCCCCCAGCTTCTTCTAAACGTTTAGCAAGGTTGTTAAATTGATCTGCGGATTGTTTTGACGTTGCTGCCGTAACTGCCGATTCATTAATTAATTTTCTAGTGTCCGCTGGAATGTCGTTAATGTTCTTTGTAATGCTAGATAGTTTTTCTGCAACTGTTGCGGCAGTTACTTGCGAATCTAAGTTAAAACGTTTTGAACGATCATTGATTTGGCTTTGTACGTTCTTAACATCCCAATTGCTTTTATTTAACCCTGCAACTGCTAGACGCTCTGCAAAATCAGCATCAACCTTGGCTTTTGCTGCTTTTGATTCTGCTTCGCTTAATTGCGAAGGCGCTAATGCAGCGGCACGGCCTTCGCCACCCAAAGCAATTGCGCTGGTAATAACTTTATCACCGCCTGGGATTTGCGACATGGTAAAACCAAAAAAATCCTCGGTGGCTTTAGGGTTTTCTTTTGTAACGTCACGCCATGTTTCTAAAAACTTAGCGCCATTTTCATCGCCTGAGTTTCTCTTTGCGGCAATTTGTTGCTCAAGTAAACTAATTGCAATTTCCGGTTTGCCCGACTTCAAAGCAGAGAAAACCTGACCTGATTCTTGTAATGCTGTTTGTTGGCGACCGCTTTCTAGCATCCCAAAACTCTCGCGCACGGATTTTGCCTGTGTTTCAGGTAGCATCATGGCTAAATTAGCATAGTCGGCGGCAGTTGCCCCCGGTTGGCGTAGTTTAGTAAAGCTATCTTGGATTAACTTTTGTTGAGCAATTTTTTGCGTTTGCTCATCTTGTTTTAATCTTGTATCTTGGATAGCTGCTCCAGCTTGGAAAGCACCTAAGAAGGCTTTTGTTGGGTCGGCGACTTCAACGCCGTAGTCAATAGGGGCCACCATTAGAATTTCCCTCCTAAACCGCTATAAATACCAAGGCCACCAGCAATACTTGCGGGGATTGAAGCAAATGCTTTTCCTTGAGCAATCTGCCCTCCGGCTTGCGCTGCGCCTTGCTGACCTAAAAGATTAGCTACGTTTTGACCTGTTTGCATTCCAGCATTACCCACGCCTGCGGCTGATTGTTGTCCAAGCGATGTCATGCCACCCAAACGGCTATATTGATTCTCAATGAGGCTGGACAAAAGAGCTGGTCGGAACTGAGCCAGTGCGCCTTGGATATTCCCACCACGTAAGCCGCCTGTCGCCGATGCGTTTTGTAGCATGGCGTTTTCACCCTGCGCGGATAGTGCTTGGAATGTCTCGCCGCTTCGGATACGTTCAATGGCTGCGCGTTCTGCTTCCGGCCCTTGCAAACCTAAAAATGCCTGTTGCTGTTGCAATGCGCCTGGCCCTGCGTCCGTGTAAGGCTTAAGCAAGTTTTGAACTGTGTCAAATTGTCTACGCTGTTCTGCAATTCCAGCCTGTGCCGCTGCGCCTTGTGTTTCTGCTGCACCTTTAGCTGCTTGGCCCTGCATATAGCCAGAAACAACAGTAGCCCCGCCTACTGCAACAGCTCCAAGTGCTGCGGCTGATAATCCAAATGTCATTTTAATTTCTCCGATTGCTCTGCCTGTAAGTTTTCAATAGTTGGTACAGGTGCAGGGATAGTGAACAAATCCCACAGTGCTTGCGGTTCTTGCTCGTTAGTTGGGTTTGCGTGAAATGTAGTTACTTCAACATCAGTCAAAGTAATGCCAGCACGTTTTGTTCCAATCTTAGAAACACTCATATCGCCTGGGCCAATGGTGCGTGGGCCGTTGTCTGTGCTGACAATCAGCTCGCCTTTACGTACTAAGAAAAATGATTCTTCTCGGTGTATTGCACCAGTTAGGACAGTACCAGCAGGGATGTGCATTGTGCGAGCGTACAAGCCAGCGCAAAAGTCGTGATCGACGGGCATTTCAATCTGAGGCAATTTAAGCAACTCAGATTCTAGGCGATAGATTGAAAGGTGTTCAACTGGAACGTCTTTCACTTTCTGAACCGCAACATGACTCATCGAGAACTCCTTTGCAGGGGCTTTTGAGCTACTGGTGGCTCGAACGGCTCAGTATTTGTATTTTCGCACATTTTTGCATTTCGTCAATCCATTTCGGATTCACGTTCTTCCCACGACTGACAAACCCGCATATCGTTGCAGATAAAGTTTAGTTTTTCGCAGTGACCACGGAAACCTGCGCCTTTGTCATAAGTTGCTAACGGGATGCGCTCAATCCTGACTTGGGTCATAAAGGTGTTGTCGTAATACTCGCAGTTTGAGCAATGTTTGCGCCTTGCATCCTTCTCATCGCACTGCATGGCCTCTGCCAGTCCTACGTAAAACTCTTTATTTGCGCCAGGTTCATTGGTTGGAACTTCAGGGCCATAGTTCCAATCTTGCACCGCAATGGCGTAATTCTTTTTATTTTCTGCTGTTGTAACGAATCCCTCATCCATTGGAAGGCCTGCAAAGCCCTTGGGGATAACCATAAAATCTTTCATTTTCTACTCCTTATGAAATTTCTCGGCCTGATGCACGGATGGTCAGGGATGTTGCTGTCCCTGCAATTGTTGAAATAAAACCACCAACGTCCAATGCCTGACCCACTAGCTCAGGGCAAGTGTAGGTCTCGTCTGGCACGATGGTTCGCGTGTCAATAATCAGGTTCGATGCCGCTGCTGACCCAGTTACGGTGACCAAGTTGCAACTGAAAGTCACATTGTTTGCACTGGTATTTGTCACCGTGAATTTATCAATGATTGCTTTGACATTCGTTGCAGTGTATTGGGTGGTTTGTGCGTTTTCTGCCTGTTTTGCAGGGATTAGCACCTTTACTGTTACGGCCATTATTGGACTCCTTGAATGTTGTTGTTGACTGTGAGAATTATGGACGGAATGCCTGGATGGGGTGCTGAAGCAGCAAAAGCAGTAACCTCAACACTGAGGTCATCAACTGCAAACATTAGCTCAACATAGTCATTCGCTTTGAGATCAAAAAAGAAATTTAACGATGAGAAAATCTCAGCGTTGTTGCCCTGAATCCTAATTCGGCTGCAACTGTCTGGCACATCGACACCGTTAAGGCGAAACCAAAAATCAAATATTCCTGTGCCGCCTGCGGTCTTGTCCAGTTGGAACGATGTGTCAAAGTTGTAAATGCCTTCGCTGTCTACAATGATGCGCGAAGTAGGCGAGCCAATAAACACGCCGTTACTCAAGTCTGTGCTGTTAAACGTGATCGCCTTGGCTGTGTTGATTGTCGTGGCTGTCTGGGTGGTGGTGTCGTAAAACGACCCATACCTTGCCCGCTTGAACTCTCGTGGCGGTGGGGTCATCTGCAAGCCCTCAACGGCTTTGGTTAGCTTGTCAACCAGCGCCAGCGCTTGGCTTGCCCTGTTTTCTGCTAGTGCTGCATTCACTGCTGATTGTTGCGCTAAAGCCGAAATCTGAGCTAATGCTTCATTCGCGGCTGCTGCGGCATTGTCAGCTTGAAATTCAAAGTCGGTTCCAACAATTACTTGCAGTTGGTCAACTGTAGAAAACAATAATTCAAACTGCCGAATCTGTTGCTGGTCGGTCAGGAACGCCGCAAGCTGATCTCGCGTCAAGTTTAGTCTGCGGGAAATGGGTGCGGTTGCCATCAATAAGCCAGTGGCTCAATCTGAGCCTCAAGACGAACAAACGAAACATGGGCATCGCTATCGCCACGGAAACGCTGGATGCGCCAGTTTCTCATGTGACCTTGCTGAAACCATACAAGGCGCTTATTGCTGCCAATTGTGCCAACTGAAATAAATTTGTCTTGGCTCCATGCCTTACCGTCCACGCTATATGACGTGCTGATTTGCGGGTTTTTCCCCAATGCCACGCTACCCGTTAGGCTGACTAATTCAAGTTTATTAAATAGCGCACCGTTGCTTTCGTTGTAAACAATCATTGTGCCAAATTCCCACCGAACTTGCTGACCC